TCAATCCTTCACCCACGCGATACCGTCCTACAACACACACTCGATCTGGCCAGCTGCCACATTATAGAACGCGTCATGATGCGCGTGCATCTGGCCGTTTTCACCCCATCAAAGCTCTTAGCCCACCAGGTAAGCCCTTATCGGCACAACCGCTTCACGTTAACGCCGATTTGGTGCTATCGCAAAAGCCGTGATCGTCTGCCCTATGGCGTTATTCGGCGTGTGCGCGATGTGCAGCAAGACTTAAATAAGCGCGCTTCGAAGGCGCTCTTTATGCTTAACACCAACCAAGTCATTGCCGATGAGGGTGCAGTCGATGACTGGGATGTGATGCGCGATGAGGTGGATCGCCCCGATGGGGTGATCATTAAAAAGCCTGGCCGTGAGCTTGAAATCAGGCGCGATACCGAAGCTGCCAATGGGCAAATCGAGATGATGCAGCTTGCGGCAACCTCGATTCAAAAATCCGCTGGTGTTGCCCAAGAGAATATGGGCAGGCAAACCAATGCGGTATCGGGTGAGGCGATTAAAGCACGGCAACTGCAGGGCAGTGTGGTGACCACCGAACCCTTTGATAATTTGCGCTTAGCCACCCAAGTGCAAGGTGAAAAGCAGCTAAGCCTTATTGAGCAGTGGTACACCGATGCCAAAGTCATACGCCTTACGGGTGCCAAAAACGCCATCGAATGGGTCAAGGTCAACACCCCTGAAGTGCAAGCCGATGGTTCGGTGCGCGTACTGAATGACATCACAGCCTCGATGGCTGATTTTGTGGTGAGTGAGCAAGACTACGCAGGTACCTTGCGTCAGGTGATGTTTGAAAACTTAAATCAGCTTGCTGCACGCTTTCCTCCAGAGATTGGTCTGCGGGTGATGACCATTGCCATGGACTTTTCTGATCTTCCCAATAAGGATGAGATCGCTAATCAGTTTAGAAAGCTCACGGGTGAGCGTGACCCAAGTAAGCCTCCGAGTGCTGAGGAAGAAGCGCAAGCCATGCAACAAGCCCAGGCTCTCGAGTTACAGCGTCAGATGGCGCTTGCTGCACTTGATGAGCAACGCGCCAAGGTGCGTGAGACCAATGCTAAAGCGGCAAAGCTTGAAGCCGAAGTCGCAGCGATGGGGGCAACCCTGCAAGCACAAGGTCTAGATCCCCAGGAAGTAGCGATGCGCGAAGAGGCGCTCATGCAAGACATCGAAACCATTAAGGCAGAAGCTGCCACTGAGATTGATCGCGTATCGGAGGCATTGCGTAAAGCGCAAATGGATCTTGCAAGCCGAACGCTACAGATTCGAGAAGACGCCAACACCAAACTTGAAGTCGCTCGCATTGATGCAGATTCAAAGGAACGTGTTGCGCAGATTCAAGCGGCATCGGATGAAAAGCTTGCCAAGCTTCAAGCGCAACTTGATGAGCTTTCTGAGCGGCTGAAAGAAGGTGAGGGCGGACACGGCGAGCACAAGGAAAAAGCGCCCGAAAAGCCCAAAGCAGAAGACTCAACAACTAAGCCACAGCAAAAGACATCACCACAACAAAAGACATCACCATGAGCCAGCGATCTGAACTTACGGCCGAAGCGCTTCGTGCTGCACCGCCCGTAACCGTTGCCGGCGCCACGATTGCAGGCGTGCCACTGAACGATCTGATTCTTTGGGCAACGCTTTTGTACCTGGTGCTTCAAATTGGTTTTTTACTTTATCGCTGGTGGCAGATGCACACGGCAAACCATAACGCTCGAGCATCTCAAGCCAATGGTGATGAACTGTTGTGAAGAACACCCGAGTGGCCGTTGCAGCGCTTAGTCTTTCTGCTGCAGGGCTTGTTTCAATCGCTTTACATGAAGGCTATAGCGATCAGGCCATTGTTCCTATGCCCGGTGATCGGCCAACGATAGGTTTTGGATCAACCACCAAGGCCGATGGGAGTGCAGTGCGTTTAGGTGACAGAACAACGCCATCCAAAGCCCTTGAGCGCGCATTAAGGGACATTGAACGCTTTGATACAGCGCTTAAAGCTTGTGTGCATGTACCGCTACATCAGCACGAATATGACGCCTATCTTGAGCATGCTTATAACGTGGGCGGCAAAGCCTTTTGCACCTCGACGATGGTTAAGCTTTTAAACGCATCAGACTATGAAAAGGCCTGTGCGCAATTTGATCGCTGGACTTACTTTCAAGGTAAAGACTGTCGGCTTGCTGAAAACAAGTGCTCAGGGCTCGTTTTCAGACGCGCAAGGCAGCGAGCACGGTGTGAGGGGCGATTGTGATGAATCAGCAGTCTCTGAAAAAAAGAAAGCCCAGCTGCGAGGCTGAGCTTAACCACCTTAACGATGGAGACCGTGAAATCAAAAGATCGCCTGATCTTCTCAGATTTCAAGGTAACACGGATGCGAACGCAGTACATCCACCGTCAAGTGAGATTTACACTTTGCAAGATTTGAGCGTCTCGTTTAACGCTCGTCATGCAGTCTTTTGCCGGTATTGAGATGGGGCCACCCGCTGCTTTCCTTTTGCCGCTTGCGGGCACGCTCATCAAAGTTGGGCTCGTTGTTGCCTTATTGCTAGGGCTACTTTTTGGCGCACAGCGCATTTACCAAGCTGGCTTTCAAGCGGCAGCAAAAGAAGCACAAGTACAGGAGCTTAAAGCTAAGGAGCAGGCTCGAGCCATGAGTGCAAAGCTCATGCAAGCACAAATGGACAAACACAAAAGGATCGATGATGAAACCCAAGGTGCCTTGGCACTTGCGCGTGAGCGCGCCGCTGCTTCTCGCGATGATCTTGAACGCCTGCGCAACAAGCTCTCAGCATTTAGCCACACCGATGTGCGAGCCAATACCGCAGATGCCGATGCCAGCTGTGGTGATATCCGAGGAGAGCGTGACCGCCTGGCAGCACTACTCGCAGAAGGCGCAAGCCTGGTTGCAGAGGGTCAGCAACGAGGTGATGAGTTGGCGGTGAGGCTCAAAGCACTTCAAGGCAACGCTCAATGACGTTTATCAAGTCTATTGCTTAGAACAGTTCAGGAAGGTGCTTGCTGGCATTTTCCAAGAGTGTCTCGCCTTGTAAATAGGACGGAAGGTCTTCGGCCATGGGCGGATAGCGCTTAAAGCGCTCTTTAACCGATACCTTTTCAATTCGGTGAAACTCACCGAGCTTGACGCTCTTGCCGCAGCCGCGACATACACGCTCGCGACTTGGTGGATCTAGGGCTTGTGAAAAAACAGGATCGCTGACTGATGCAAACTCAGCCCGTACGTGCTTCTGACCACAGTGCGGGCAAGCAAGGATGACGTAGTGGGCGATTCTTGACATTTAGAAGAAAGCTTTGCGATCTAACAATTGTTAGGGAAAGACCAAGCATGGCACCTTGCTCTTAATTCTATTATCGCTCCTCGTGTGATTGATGCCCTTTTGTTTTGAGCGAGTGTGTTCGCTCAGAAAGACTGTCCATGTAGGCAAAGAGAACACCAGAAATAATTAGAACGACATGGATGCCTACCTTCCACGCAAGGGCCTGGTCTGCCTCTGACCAAATTGCGGGGACATCTCCGTCACTATTGAGAAAGACACCAAGGTTTACGAAGCCCTTGAGTAACTCGATCGCAGAGATGGCAACGATCGATGCAATCACCTTTACTTTCAAGCTTGAAAAATCAACTTCGCCCATCCACTCGGGTCTGTCTTCATGCTCTTTTGTGTTTATCTTGGAAACGAAATTCTCATAGCCACTGAAGATTACGATGAGGAGTAGGTTGGCGACGAGAGACAGATCAACCAAAGCTAAAACGGCAAGTACGACCTCGCTCTCGCTTGCAGTCATTATGTTTGGTAGGACGTGGATGAGTTCTTGTCCAAACTTTACCAACAACATACCAATTCCGATAACAAGCCCAATGTAAAACGGGGCCAGAAGCCAGCGGCTGTTAAAAATTACGCTTTCTAAAAGGGTTTCAATAAATTTCATGGACACTATCCCACTTTGAGTGATCTTAAGGCGGCAAATTTTTTGCAATTCTGATCAGTGTCCGGACACCGACTGTCAATTTCGACCTGTATTACCGAAGCAGGCAACGTTTTGGCTGCTCCGTTTTGCCAGCAGCAGTTTCCCCCGTCGCAAGATCGAAGATTTTCCTCAGGTTTTATTGAGGTCTTTTGTAAACCTTAGCAACTGTATGGAATTTGTAGACATGTTGATACCGGACCGATTGCCAAAGCGTCCGGATGAACAGACGTTAGCTGAATCCATTTACAAGTTGAACTACAGTCCATGGCACCAAGCATGGCACCTTGCCGGTTATGAATCAACCCCTCAAGGATGCGCTCATGAGTACGCTCGATGAAGGCTTAATGGCAACGCTTACGCAAGAAGAGCGTGACGCGATGAAAGATGACGATGCAACGAATGAGTCGGTTGATGCAATCGATCAGCCAGATGATGAAGCGAAAAGCGAAGAAGTCGCTGGTAGTGCGCCAACCTCAGAAGTGACGGAGACGAGCTCGGTCGATACAAAATCTGAACAAGTCTCCGATACCGAGCAATCAACGCAAGAAAGTACGCAGGTTGAAGTTGTTGCGCCTGACACCGGTCCGCCGCAGCCACGCAGCCAACCCATACCGCGCTATGACTCAAAACTTCCCGAAGACTTTGATGCTCAGGTCAAATCGCTTTCGGACAAAGAGGCAGAACTTAAGCGCCAGTTCAAAGCAGGTGAGATTGAGTTCGATGACTTTGACGTTGCACGCACAGCCCTTCAAAGTGAGCGCGAGCTGCTAACCATTGCGCGGACCAAGGCTGAAATCAGCCAGGAGATGAATGCACAAACGGCTGAGCAACTCTGGACCCATGCCGTGAATCAATTCATGGATTCAACGGCAAAACTTAGCGAAGCAGCAGGTGGCGTTGACTATCGTAAAGATACTGAAAAGTGGAGCGATCTAGATGGCTTTGTGAGAAGTCTTGCAGCACGCAATGAATACGCTCATCAGAGCATGGATTGGTTTTTAGAAGAGGCGCATAAACGTGTCTTAGCCCTACATGGCATGTCAGCAGCAAAGACGTCAGCTTCTGAAAGCTCGTCTGAGTCCAAACCAGCGCTCAAGGCTATGGATCGCAAGCCAATCGATCGTAAGCCGCCCTTGGATATCGCGCCTAAAACCCTTGCCATGGTGCCAGGTGGTGAGGGGCCAGGCGATGTGGATGGCGAATTCGCTGATGTGTTGGCTTTAGAGGGCTTGGCTTATGAGCAAGCAATCGCTCGCATGAGCCCCACTGAGCGTGAGCGCTTTTTGCGTGCGGCATGAGTTGAAGCCGTCCAAGCTTCAGAATCTTTTTCTGAGCTACTTCAGCATTGTCTTCAATGCCCGCAATCAATTTGACACCACACTAGGTATGTCACCACAACGAGGAATCACATGACGTACTCTGTCGAGTTTGATTTCAAATCATCGTACAGGTACGCTTGTTTGCGACGCCTTACTTGCAAGACCATGATGTTATGTTCTAAGTCTTCCCGGTCATCGACCAGATCTTTTTCTCAAGTGCTGTGGAACGGTCAGACGATTCGAGTTTCTCGCGTATTTCGTCAACGTTGCCCATCAAAGCGATTTGTTTCACCTGGCCCGCTAATTCGCGAAACCGCTCAAGGGCAAGGTTTGGATCTTGGGCCAGGCGCTCAATTGATATCCCTTTTTGATCCTGTACCAGCTCACGCTCCCGGTGAACTCTATCGATAAGGCGATTCACCTCATCTTGACTTAAATGTAAGCGCTTTGCTTCGCGATCTAAGATTTCTTTTTCTTCTTCACTTAAATGCCCATCAGACAGCATCACGTAAAGCTCATTCATCAGTGTCTCGCGTTCGATACGCAATTGATCACCGAATGCGGAAGCAAGAATTGCAGCCGGTATAGCAAAAATACCAATACCCAAGAGCGCCAAAATGATAGTCATGAGTCGACCTGGAACAGTTACGGGAGAGATATCACCATAACCGACTGAGGCCAGTGTAATCACTGCCCAATAGATGGAGTTGGGGATGTTGTCGAATTTCTCAGGTTGTGCGTCATGCTCGAACAAGTATCCAAGGCTTGCCGTCAAAATAACGAGCAGCATCATGATGAATACCGCACTACTCATCACGGGCCATTCACGCTTTATCACCGTGAACAAGGTCGAAGTGCTGCCTGTGTATTTGGTTAGTTTGAGTAGGCGGATCAGTCGAAACACCCGTAGAAAACGTAGATCAAAGAGATGATGTAGCAAGGCTTCCAAAAAGAAGGGTAAGACCGCCAGCAAATCAACCACCGCGCTGCCTGATCGCGCGTACTTAAAGCGTCCGAAAAATGCGTGTTTATGCTCGGGAGATTCAACAACCGTATAAATCCTAAGCAGGTACTCCAAGGTGAAGATTGCTACAGCTATCGTATCTAAAATGATAAATTCGAGGTTGAGGATGTAGTGAATGCTTGCAACCGATTCGAGCACGACGGCGACAACTGACAACACGACCCAGGTCATGATGAAGGTGTCAAAGTATTCGTGAAGCCGTCCGCCATACTGACTCGGCCAAATTAAGGCGTGAAGCTTTTGACGAAAGCTCCGGCCAGCGTTGAGTTGTTGAAACTCGCGGTAAGCAGGGATTAAGATTCGAAAAAGTTTGAAGATTCGCAACAAGCGCAAGGCCCTAAGCATCCGCAAATCGATTTGAATGAAGGCGGCCAGATAGAACGGTAGGATCGCAATGAGATCGATTAAAGCAAAAGGGCTCTTGAAGTAGGCTAAGCGCGGCAGGCTAGACCCCTTAAACTCTTTGTCCTCGGGGGCCAAATAAAGCCGCATCAGATACTCAAGCGTAAAGATACCCACCGACACCACATCAAAGATATGAAACCATTGAGCATAGGGCTGGTAGATCGCTGGCACATGCTCAAACAC